ATTAACTAGCAGCAAATCTATATTTTCATATATTTTTAATCTTGAATCTATTTTTTTTATTACTCTTATTTCTTTAAATAATTCATTATATATTGTTACTAAGAACTCTAATATATTTTCACAATACACACTATTTTTTTCAATTTGCAAATTAGTTATGAAAAATTTATTCAAGTGCAAAATAAATTCTTCCATAATATGTGTATTAATAAATAAATTAGACATGTAATTATTTGTTTCATTATTTCCTATATTCTCTAATTCATACACAAATAACTTTTTATAAATATTTATTATAAAAATTATAAAGCATTTGTATTTATCATTATTTTTATTTACCATAAACTCATCTTCTTCTTTAGTATTAGTGCATTTAATATATTTTTCAAAATTAGAAAAATCTTCATATTTTTCTTTTAGCACATTATATAAAAATATATTTTCTAATTTATAATTTTTAGTGTTGTAAATAGCAAGTAATGAAAAAAATACATTAACATATATTGAACTATAAGATATATTGTTATAACAAATATATTCAATTATATAATTATCCATTGAATATAATTCATCTATGTTATCTTCTATGCTTGACGCTAACAATTCACTATAAATAATTAAAAATTCATTTTCTAATTTATTATAATTAGATGGTGATAATTTATTTAATAATGCTTTAATATTACTTTTAGCAATATTTATTTTAGTTTTATCAACTGGTGCTTTTCTTACGCTAGGTGTTTGTAATATATTCAATTTGTTGAACTTATTTACATTAGCAAAGTCTCTTGAACCATTATAACTATCATATTTTTTATACTTTGATTTTTTCTTCAATTTATTATCTGTTTCTTGTTCATAATTATTTAATGATAAATCATTATTAACTGTTATTAATATAGTATTTAATAAACTTTGAATTGAGTGTTCTAACTTTATATCCTCCAAAGTTTTATAATAATTATTAATAAATTGTGTATCATAAATTAACATATAATATTATAATTAATAAATTATAATAATATTTTTTTAATTATTTTCGTTATATTATTATTTATAAAGTAATTTGTATTATTAATAATACAATGAATTTTATTAACTCACTAATAAATTTTTATGAAGACTCTAATTTGAACACCAGAGAAGAATATGTAGATTGTTTTAAATTGCCTATTGAATATTTAGACAGTTCAAGTATTCAACTTTTGAATAAAAATATTATCAATGATCTAGAATTAGTAAAAACTAAGCAACCTTTAACTGATGAACATAAAGAATTAAATAATAGAAATGATACTTGTGAAAAAAATTCATCTGTGATTTGTAATGAAAATAATAATATCAATGATGAGTATAATTTATATTATCATGTTTTCAATCCTAAAAATATATTTGAAAAAAATATTATTAATAAATGGTCTAAATATTATACAAACAATGTTGAATTTTTATTAGAGACTCAATTATTAATAAAAAATTATAATACTTTTAAAAAAGTAGAATTTATTGAAAACAAAACTATATTACCAGATGATGTAATATATAATAAATGTGAAAGTGTTATATATGATCACGGATTTTTAAATAATTATCAATATATAGATATACCATTATTGAGTAATTTTAATAACAATAGTGTATGCTTACAAGCACTAAGTATGTATAATCTTTCTTCACCTGTTTTTTCTTTGCTTATTCCAATATTGTTTCTTTTGCTTCCCTTTTTTATAATAAAGCTACAAGGACATAAAATAACATTTGGACTATATTTTGAACATTTAAAAAATGTATTTTCCAATCATATTATAGGGCAAATATTTTCTTCATTTAGTAATACAAATTTTACAAATAAAATTTATTTACTTTTTAGTTTTGGATTCTATATTTTTCAAATGTATTTAAATTTTACTAGTTGTATTAAATATTTTACAAATATTAAATATATTCATGAAACTTTATATGATTTGAAAAATTATATAGTAAGTTCTTTGAATAAATACAATAATTTCTTAAAATATTCCAAAGATTTAAATAACTATAAATCTTTTAATGATGCTATTAATAAAAATATAACAATTTTTACATCCTATTTAGATGAATTAAATAAAATTACACCATATGCTTTAAATATTAATAAATTAGTAGAATTAGGACAATTAATGAAATGTTTTTATTGCTTAAATAAAAATGAAAATATTATAAGTAGTTTATATTTTTCATTTGGATTTAATGGTTATTTGAAAAATTTAGAAACATTGCAGAATTTTATAAATACTAAAGTTATGAATTATTGCAATTATAATAATTCTGAACCTACTTCTTTTGATGATGCTTATTTTGCTAACTTAAATATTATAGATAAATGTGAAGATAAATGTGAAGATAAATGTGAAGTGCTTAAAACAAATAACAAGAATAAAAATAGTAAATGTAAAATTGTAAAAAATTCGTATAAACTAGATAAAAACATAATTATTACTGGTCCAAATGCCTCTGGTAAAACTACTTTGCTAAAATCAACATTATTTAACATTATTTTATCTCAACAAATAGGATGTGGATTTTATAATAGTGCCTCAATAAAAATATATGATTATATTCATTGTTATATAAATATTCCAGATACTGGAGGACGTGATAGTTTATATCAAGCAGAAGCAAGACAATGTAAAAATATATTAGAAACAATAGAAACAAATTCTACTAAAAACCACTTTTGCGTATTTGATGAATTATATAGCGGAACTAATCCAGATGAAGCTATTGATAGTGCTTATGGTTATTTAAATTATTTAAATAAATTTACTAATATAGATTACGTTTTAACAACACATTATATTAAATTATGTAAAAAATTAAATAAACAAAATAATAATTTCTATATGAAAGTAAATAATAACGCTACAGATTTTGAATATACTTATAAAATAAAAAAAGGTATTTCAAAAGTAAAAGGAGCAATGAAAGTGCTTAAAGATTTAAATTATCCAGAAAATATTATTACAAATATGAAAAACTAAATATTATATTATTCGTTAAACAATACTTAAAATAATATAATTAAACAATAATATAAATGTCATTTTTATTTAAATTTATAGATTCAGGATTTTTATTAGCATTTGGATTAATATTATTGATAAGTGGAGGAATTATGTTGTATTGTTATAGGAGACTAAATTTATTAGAAAAAAGTGTAATTGAGCACGGTAAAATTTTACAAAATTTTATTATAAATTATAATATTCAAATGCAACATTTTAGCTTACTAAATAGCTCACATAATAAAAATAAAGATAAAGATAAAGATAAAGATAAGGATAAGGATATTAATGTTGAAAATAATAGAACTGAATATGTAGAATTTGATAAAATTAAGAAAATTAATTTAGGAGAAAAAATCTCTGTATCAGACGACGAAGACGAAGATGAAGATGAAGATGAAGATGAAGATGACAATAAAAATGATGATGAAGACGAAGACGATGATGATGATGAAGACGAAGACGATGAAGATGAAGATGAAGACGATGAAGACGATGAAGACGATGAAGATGAAGATGAAGATGATGAAGATGATGAAGATGAAGACGGAGATGAAGATTGTGAAGATGATTTAGAAAATTTAACAATTTCTAATAATAAATTAGTAGAAGATTTAGAAGAATTAGAAGAATTAGAAGAATTAGAAGAATTAGAAGAATTAGAAGGTTTAGAAAATATTAAATTAAATGAACAAAGTATTTCAACTATTGATGATGAAACATTTTTGAAAAATTTACCTATAAACTTAGATTCATTTACTTTAGATACAAATAACAATCCCAAAATAATAAATTTAGAAAATATTGATAATTCAAATGATAAAACAGGTGAAAGAAAAAATTATTCAAAAATGAAAGTAGATGATTTAAAGACTTTGGTTGTTACAAAAAATTTAACAGATAATGAAACAGCACAAAAAATGAAAAAGTCTGATTTAGTAAAATTACTACAAAACTAATAAACATGAAGAAAAAATGGATATAATATTGATTATATATACAAAATGGAAAGAGGATTATTTATGGTAATTCATTCACTTATACTTGGAGTAGTATTGTATATTATTATGATTTATGCTCTTGGTCAAAGACCTATTGTTGCTGAAAATAGAAGCATTTTAATAGCTGCTTTTGTTTTAATATACATGGTAATGTTTGGTCATGGACTTCCAACAAAGTTAAATAAAGATATATTTTAATACATTTTATATTATAGAATCTATAAAAAATTAATATTATTACATAATATAATATTAATTTTATGAGTTGGGGAACTTGTTATAGTGGTTCTAATAACATTCACTTCAATTTTCCCCCTTTAATGGATGATTCTAGATTATTTAGCAATTATTATTCGTCGGCACTCAACGATAGTGTTTTTCAAAATAATAAAAATATTAAAAACAATAGCGATTATAGAAAATATTTACAAGTAAATGCTGACACTATTATAAAAAATAATCAATATACTTCTTACATTGAATGCGGTGCAAATCCAAATAATAACTCAGAACTTTTAGTTTCCAACCAAACTCCTTATATTTTTAATTCAATTTTATCACGCGACCAACCATATGGGTATGAAACAAGTGATTTAAAAAATATATATTTGTCTAAGCAACAATTAGATGCGCAAAAACACGTGTCAAAGTATATAATTAATGCCAATCAATAATATTTTAATATTTTATTATATTATATAATATGAATTTTTTTGATGGTTTGATGTCTCCTTTAACAAAAGAACATTGTATGTATTTTTATTTTTTAGGATATATAGCTTTAGCATTAGCAGTAATATCATTACTTATAGGAATAATGGGTATATATAAAAATAATTACAAGATATTTGGTTTTGCAATGTCATATTTTCTTACATTAGCACTGACTTACTATATTTCAAGATTACAATATTCAATATGCTTAGGTGCTTATAAATAAACTTATATTATAATATATAAAAACAAATGAATAAATATTATATAATTAATTAATAATATATAATATTAATAATAATAAACCTATAATACTTATGAAAATATTAAGCATAGATATTGGTATTAAAAATTTAGCATATGCGATTTTAGAATGTGATGTTAATGCCAATACCAATGCTAATGAATTAAAAGATTTTAAAGAATTTAAAATTATAAAATGGGATGTAATAAATTTATGTAACAAATTAATTTCTTGTAATGAAAAATGTTGCTCAAAAGAAGCCAAATTTCATAAAGACAATGTGTTTTACTGCAAAAATCATACAAAAAAAACCGAATATAGTTTACCAACGTGTAATATTAAAACATTACATAAACAATCTGTAACCAATCTCTCCGCACTCATTGAACAATATCAAATTAAAATAGAAAAACCTATAAATAAAGCTTCACTAATTAAATTAATAGAAGAATATTTAAATTCTACATGTTTTGAAGTTATTGAAACTGTTAATGCAAATAATGTAAATTTAATAGATATAGGAATTAGTATAAAAAATGAATTAAATGAACTATTTAAAAATTTTGATTTATCTAGTATTGACCAAATTATTTTAGAAAATCAGATTAGTCCACTTGCTAATAGAATGAAAACTATTCAGGGTATGATATCTCAATACTTTATAGATTGTAATAATTATAATATTAAATTTATATCAGCAACAAATAAATTAAAACCATTTACTAGCAAAGAAAGTAAATATGTTAATGATTATAAAGATTATAACGATGTTAATGATATGAAAGACGGCAAAGATATTAAAGATATTAAAGAAAAAAAATTATCATATAATGAACGAAAGAAACTCAGTATTTATTATACAAAACAACTATTAGAACATAAAAATATGTCTCAAGATCATGCTTTTTTTATTAAACATTCAAAAAAAGATGATTTAGCAGATTGTTTTTTGCAAGGAATTTATTATTTAGAAAACTTTAATGTATTAAAATAAATAATTGTAAATTATTATATATTAATTAAAATTAATATATAATATATATTGCGGAGTATTTAAAAATTAAACTTCTATTTTTATCATAATAGTTTTAATGGATATTATAGAAATAGAACCTGAAACTTTAAATATTGATAATTTTCAAATTCCAGAATTTAAAATAAATGATTCAGACATAGAGGGTGAAGTAGAAGAAATTATATCGAAAAGACCATCTTCTAATTTTGGAGGCGGTATTGAATTATTAATGAATGGAAAAAATATTAATGATAAAAAAGCATCTTCATCAATAGGTATTGACGATATTACTACTTTAGAAAATGAATTAAATGATTTAACAGAAAATAGTAGTTCTAGACAGTTTGATGACAAACTAAAGTTGAACACTAGTACCGATAATAAAAAAGAAATAAATTATAATCAATCAACAGGTGCCAACAAAAAATCTATTTTCGGAGGTTTATTTGGTGATACTAAAAATAATGGTTCTAATATAAAACCAGTTACTAAAAATAGTGAAAATGACCCAATTAATTTAGGTAAATCGACAGCAAATATGAATGAAAATAAGACTTGGGATGGATTTGGTAAATTTAATAATGTACCAATAAATTTAGATAAAGCACAAGAAAAACCTGAATTAACTAAAGAAGAAGAGTTAAAAGAAAAATTCAAATATTTACGCAAGTTAGAAGACTTAGAGAGAAAAGGTGTCACACTTAGCAAGCGTTATAATATGGACTCTAATTTAAATGAAATGATTGGAGAATACGAAACCATTATTGCTGAGAAAGAAAAATCAAATGCAATTAAGTTTCAAGGAAAAATGTTGATGGCTTGTATAACTGGATTAGAATTTTTAAATAATAAGTTTGACCCTTTTGATATTAAACTTGATGGTTGGGGAGAACAAATTAATGAAAATATTGATGAATATGATGAAATTTTTGCTGAATTGCATGAAAAATATAAATCCAAAGCAAAAATGTCTCCCGAATTGAAATTATTGTTTCAATTAGGCGGTTCAGGAATGATGATTCATATGTCAAATACATTATTTAAATCTTCGATGCCAGGTATGGATGATATTATGCGACAAAATCCAGAATTAATGAAACAATTTACTCAAGCAGCAGTGAATACAATGGGTCAATCAAAACCTGGATTAGGTGGATTTATGAATGGACTATTTGGAAACAACGGTGCTAATCCAGGATTTGGAGCATCAATGCCGCCAAATGTAAATTCCGGTCCACCACCACCACCTGTTGAGTCTAAATTACCTGAACGCAGTCAAAGAGTGCAAAACATTATAAATCGTCCAGATATTATGTCTGCGCGTGGTATGGAAATGGATAACGGAGAAGGTAATCCTTATAGTGAACAACGAATTACACGCCCAGAAATGAAAGGTCCTTCAATTGCTCCTTCTAGTCAAAATATTGCATCCTTATTAAGTGGTCTAAAAACCAAACAAGTTGATGTTAATGAAAAAAGAAACAATGAATCTAGCACTATTAGTATTGAAGACTTGAGAGATTTAACAAATGCTAAAATACCAACAAAATCTAAGCGCAGACAACGAAGCGATAAAAATATTGTGAGTTTAGATATTTAAATTTTTAAATATATATTTTTTAAAAATATATATTAAATACATATTAAAAGTATATTATAATTTTAATATATATTCAAAAATAATATGGAAGTTGTATTTATACCATGTGGTGGATTAGGAAATGCTATTTTTCGATATTTAGCTAGTTGTATTTTATCTATTAAATATGGATATCAATTTAAAAATCTTTTATATACATCATTTAATACTAATGATTATAAAAAAATTTCTGAAGAAGAAATTAAGACTATTCTTATAAAAAAACCTATATATTTACCACAAAAAATTATGTTAGACAAATTTTATCAGCATGATTATATTGAATTTAAAAAAGAAATATTTGATTATATAGAAAAAAATAAAAATTTACATACAATTACAACATGTTCTTCTTCAAATGAATATAAAACATTTTTTTTGAAAGAATTGATTGATACTCCTAATAATTTTAATAAATACTATGATATTGTTATACACGTAAGACTTGGTGATTTTATACACAATATTTTTCCTTACAGAGTAATAATTAATTTAGATTATTATTATAAATTGTTTGATACATTAGATTTTGAAAATAAAAAAATAATAATAATTAGTGAAAATTTAAAAACAGAAATAGAAAAAGAATATATAGAACAATTAATAAATTATTTTAAAACAAATAATTTAAATATTGTCTATGAAAATAACGATATTTTAACTGATTTTCATATAATAAAAAATGCAGAGATTGCAATTTGTTGTATGTCAACATTTTCTTGGTCTGCTGTATTTTTATCAGATAAAGTTAAAACTTGTTATTTACCCGATTATCCAGTTCTTGATAAACATAATTGGTTATCAATGAAAAAACCTTGTGAAAATACGTTATATTATAAATTTTATAAAGAATAATATTCCCATAAATAAAACCAACGCATATAACTAATTGTTGGAATGATTGGATTAAATAATTCTTTATTTGTTAAATAAATTGAAGAAAAAGTTTGTTGATCACATCCAATAAACATTTTATTTTCAATAAAATTTTGTAATCTTGTATAAAATAATTCATGTACTTTTAATATTGTCTCTTTATCAGAACCAAACATAGCTCCTGCAAAATGAATTTCGTCTTGAAAATATTCTTGACTAAAATCTGTAAATGGTTCCAATAAAACAATATCTAATTTTCCTCGAGATACGTTTTCATATTTAGGATAATTTTTAAGTTCTTCAATTAATAACGGATCGTTGTCTCGTAAACACCCAATATCTGTCCATACAAATTTATCTCCTTGAAATGGATTTAATTCAATAACTTTTTTTAAATAATTTAATTTTGAATTCCAAATAATATAACAATTTGGATTTCTATTACAATCTTTATAATTATCTATTTCATATTGATATTCCCATTCATTTTTATATTTTAAATAAATTTCATTGGTATCAATAGTTTCTATTATAATTTTAGTATTATCTTTAAATTTCTCTCTTTTTTTCATGATATATTGTTCTAACTCCGGTGATGTAAATATAACTAAATTACAATCTATATTTTGTAAAAAATTATTCATCCATAAATCATACTGATTAAATGTATGTTTTGAAGGAAATTTGTAATAACAAGTTACTACAGTTACTTTATTCATTAATTATATTTAAATTAATATTTAAATTAATATTTAAATTTATATTAATATTTAAATTAATATTTAAATTTATATAAATATATACATATATACATATAAACAATAACGTATAATGTGTTTTATATAAATGTTTACATTTGTAGTTTGTAGTGTTTTTAAAAATGAATCACATATTTTAGAAGAATGGATAAATCATTTTTTACTTCATGGGGTCGAATATTTCTATTTAGTAAATGATTTTAGTACAGATAATTTTTTACCAATTATTGAAAAATATAAAGAATATATTACTCTATATCATAATGATATAATTACAGAAAATGTTGGAAGACAATGTTTAATTTATGAAAAATACTTTATGCCAATTAAAAATAATTCTAAATGGATATCAATACTTGATATGGATGAATTTTTATATTCTCCAAATGAAATTAATTTAAAAAATATTTTAATAAAATATGATAATTATTCACAATTAATTATTTATTGGTTACATTTTGCGGGTAACGATAATATATTACAACCTTTATCTGTTGTAGAAAGTTTTACAAAAAGAGCTATATATAATCCAATGAATACATATATAACTTCTCATAAAACTATTATAAATATAACTTCTCATAAAACTATTACAAAGTCATCAAACTTAATTACATTTAATATTCATAATAATGTTTTTAATGGATTATCATATGATTTTATAATAAATGAAAATAGTATTCCTGAATTAGTTATTAATCATTATAATTTACAATCTAAAGATTTTTATATAAATATTAAAGGAACTCGTGGTGATATCAATAATTGGTTTAATCATATGAATTTAAAAAGAAATGAAGATATGTATAATTTATTAGATTTAAACGAAAAAGAAGATTTAAAATTATATAAACAAAATAAAGAAATAATTTATAATATTAAACAAAATAAAATAGATTCAAGCGATGATGTTACTGTTTTATTAACTTCTTGTAATCGTACAAAATTATTAGATTTAACATTAGAATCTTTTATAAAATATAATACATATCCAATTAAAGAATTTATAATTTTAGATGATTCGGGAATAATTAATTGTAATGAAGATGTTGTAACAAAATATAAATCATACATAAAAATACGTTCTTTATACAATAAACAAAATATTGGTAAAACAAAATCAATTGATAAATTATATTCGTATGTTAAAACAAAATATATTTTTCATTGTGAAGAAGATTGGGAATTTTTAGAAAGAGGTTTTATTGAAAAATCTATGAAAATTTTTAAAGAAAATCCAAATGAAAAAATCTATACAATTTGGTTAAGACCACATCATGAAACATCTAATCATCCTATTATTTATGATAATTTAAATAGAGGGTATTATTTAATGAAAAAAGATTTTTCTTATTTTTACAATGGTAATAAATATACTTGGGGAGGAATAACATTTAATCCAGGATTAAGAAAAACATTAGATTGTTTAAAATTTCATCCATATTTATATAATTGTGAATATACTATCGATAATAATAATATGTTTATCGGTGAATATTCAATAAATAAAAAATATATGGAAGATGGTTATTATTCTTATATTTTAGATTTACCAACAGGTCATGTTAATCATATTTGTAATGGTCATCATATTTAAAGACCAAATGAATAAAATATATATTTTTAAATTTAAATTTATTATTTTAACAACATATATAACACAATATATATGTTATTATGACTAGTTAGTTTTTCTTAGCTTTCCTTGACTTATTTTTATATAAAGTTCTTTGTCTTCGACTTTGTCTTCGTCTTCGTCTTCGTGTTTTTTTTTGATATTGTTTCTTAATGCCTGTTGCGTGTGTCATACTAAATGTTGGTCTAATAGAACTTGTTTGCCTTTCTAAAACTAATTTATCATCATCAACTTCTTGTAAATGCATTAATTGTTTTTTTGATTCTATTAATTGTTTTCTTAATTCTATAAATTGTTTAATTTTTGCATCATAATCAATAACTATCTTGTTATAATCTCTAGTTTTTTCATCCATTACAATTATTTCATCAAACATACTATAAAAAGTTGCATATACTGTGTTGTAATCATTCTTAAAGAAAGCATACATAAACATTGATGGTTCTTTAATTGAAGTAGTTTTACTTATACACATACTAATAACTATTATAGCATATACAAATTCTCCATTTTCAAGTTTTTCATTAATAAATTGTGCTATGTTATTACTATGATTTATTGCTTCGTAATATATATCTATAAATTTTGCGGGTACTTTGTTTTTTTCCCACAATTTTTTTTCTCTTGTTATAGGAGTAACACCTAGTAATAAAACTCGAAACTGTAAATCCTCTATTTTTTCTGCTTTTCCAAAATCAATTAAAATTGGATTTACATTTATTTTTGCTTCATATATTTTATCTGTTTTTTCTTGTAATTCTGAACAAACTAAGACATTATTTGTATGAAGGTCGCCATGACTATAACCTTCGAGTGCCAATAATGTTGCCAAATAAAGTAAATAAAACACTTCCTCTGTATGTATTTTTGGTAAATTTATTTTAGTGTTATATAAAAATTTCACACCATTTTTTAACTGTTTTTCTTCGGTACTATTTTTAGAATTAACATGATATATTTGAAATAATGTTTTACAATCAACATATTCCATAATAATCATTTCTTGTATTACATTGTATAATGCATAGTCTTTTATTTCTAATGTGCTATCACGCATAGGTATTGATTTGTCTTGTGTTCTTAATGTGTCAAGTAAGTATGTCTCAAAAGAATCAAATTGTGTCTTATCTTTTTTAATCAAATTATAAAATGCTTTACCAAGTGTTGTTAAACTTGATTCGCCTCCTCCATTATTTATACGTTCGTGATAAAGTAAACTTGGACATAATGGCACAATATTACTTTGTGAACCAAGTGTTTTATTAATAATAATTTCATTTTGAAATTGACTTTCGCGTATAGTAATTGGTCGTAATTTAGCTGTATTATTTCGTCCAGGCATTCCCAAAAGAAGAATGCTAGAAATAAAATTATGTGCTAGAAGTTTAATAATTAAAACTTTAGGTGCCTGTATATTTTTATCTATTTTAAAAAAATATTTACTAAATATTTCACTGTTAAAATTTATTTTAAATATATACGTAACACCCTGTCCTGGATTATTCTTATGAAGAAATTCACTTGTTGTATCATTATGTTGTAATATTTCTAATATTATTTCTTTTACATTTTTTATTTTAGTATCAAATAAAACAGTTCCTCCTTTAAAAATCATGTTTAAAAATATATTTATAAATACACTATATTTATAAAAATATTATAAAAAAATTATAAAAATATTATAAAAATATTATAAAAAAATATTATACATTGTAAATAGTATGGAATTTACTTGTGATTTTTGTAATAAAATAATTTCTGAATGTTGTACTTTATATTTTGGATTTGATTGTATGTGTTGTAGTAATCATTGTCGTTCACAAGTTATTCGATTAAATTTACAAATTGACCCAAATATGAATAATCCACATACTTGGTTAATACATAAATTAAGAGTTGAAAAAAATAAGGCAAAAACTAAAACTAAATTGCTTTCAAAACCTAAATCATTAACAGATTTACTAACACAATTACAAATGTAAATATTTTTGATAAACTTTATTCTATTTCTAACTCCTCATTTTTTGAATCACGATTCTTTAATTCATCATTATTTACACTAACACTAGGTTTTTTAATATTTAATTTAACAATTCCTCTGTGCATTTTTTGTTTATATGATAAGCAATCATAAGGAACTTTCATATAAATAGTTGTTTTATCTTTTGTTACAGCGACAGTATACATAAGCACCATTATATATTTAATAATATTTAATTATATAATAATTAAATATCAATTTTTAAATAATTATAATATATATTTAAAATTATTAAAAATTATTTAAAATTTATAATATTTAGTTAATAATATATAAATTTTAATTATTATTAATAGTAATAATGATAAAAAATTATCCTATAAACTCAGATTATAGTAATTTAAAAACGTATATAGTAAATTTGGATGATTATAAAACTAATTACACTAAACAATTACCACTATTATTAAATATTGGCTTAAACGTAGAGAGATTCAGCGGAATCAATGCAATAAAAAATGAGCACTTAGAACCGGAATATCAACAATACATTTCTACTTATGCTAAAAATTTTGCTCCTAAATCTGTTATCGGTTGTGCTTTAAGTCATATATTATGTTGTAAACACATAAAGTCTAATTATAGCGAAAAAACAAATGATCATAAACTTTTTTATCTTATAATGGAAGATGATGCTTTTCCATTATATGATAAAGAAGAATTTTATGAACGCCTCAATAAATCTATATATGAAATTCAAGTACTAGATAGCAATTGGGATATTATTCAATTACATAGTGATGGTTTTATAGCAACAAAAGACACATATAACACACATATTGCTTGTGGAAGCACAGCAGCATATTTAATATCATATAATGGTATTAATAAAACATTGACTTCTAAAATATATGGTCATTTAGATTTTATTCAACATAATTTTATTAAATATAATAAATATAGAACAAAGGAAAATTTATTTTATACAAATGAAAAAGATAGTCTAAATAGAATACAAGTTACAAGCAAACTAAATTATAAATATTATAGTTTATTATTAAAATCTAAATTTTGCGAAGTATTAAATAAATATACAAATATTATTCCGCTACGTGGAGAGAAAAAGTATCAGCATTTTTTAGAATTTAAAATATTAAAAGAACCTTTCTTTGATAAAGAATTCAATGCAAATGATTTATTAGATTATTTTTTTACATTTGTAATATTAAGAAAAATGTTACAAAAATAATATTAAAATTATATATTTAAAAATGATAAAATTATATTTAAATATAAAATTATAATTATAATTAAATCATAATGGCTTATTATGAGGAAAACCAGTTTCAACCTAGATTAATATGTAATAAAGGAAATATATTATTAAGTGAAATAAACATACCTTCAAGTAATAATAAAGTATATAATTTACAATTTGAGTTTAATAATTTAAATACAAGCAAAGTAAATATAGATACGCTTTTAAGCACCGCAATTTATGATTTAATTGAAAAAGTAAATGTTGAATTAATTGAAAAAATATTTATTTTAGATACAATAAATGAGTATGAAACAGATGTATGTATTTTATTAAAACAAATTGCCAAAGAAGTAGGAATTAAACAAAAATATGTTTTATTTAGAACTACAAAATATTTAAATAATTTAAATAATAACGTAACCTTTTACAATAAAGATTTAATATATGACCACAAAGATTTAATAACTACTTATTTAAAATCTATCAATTTAGATACAGAAAAATATGAAGCAATGATATTTAATTTTGGAAAAACCCATATAACTTTAATAGATGAACCAATGCTAGATAATGTTGATAAATTAATTAGTGTTAAATTTTCAATGGATTTTCAGTTAACAATAGAAGATGACTTACCTATTTATATGAATAATATGATTGGATTAATATTTAAAAAAATGTTTTATAATGTAAAATTGTTTATTGCTAATTTAAATTCATAAATATATTATTATTTAAAATAACTTAATAACTTAACATTTATTAAATTATTAAACAAATGGTATATGACACTATTTATATATATTTCCGAATTGCTAAACTGATAACAATAATTTTCTGTGAATTTATAAAATTTAATAATAAAAAATGTATAAATTATTTATTTAATAATCCAACACAAAGATTAGATTTAATAAAAAATATATCTAAAAAATTAGAAAAAGAAAATATTGTATATGTGAAAATATTTCAAGCATTATGTTTAGATAAAGATTTAGTAAATAGTGATGAGCAAGATTTTTTACTTAAATATACTGATAATGTTCCTTATAAGTCTATTGAAATAGATTATGAGTTATTAGATAAATTAGAAACTGAATTTTCAATAACTTTAAAAAGTAAAATTCCAATAAATTGTGGTATGGTAGGAGTAGTTTTTGAAGGTAGTGATTCGTCTAATAATAAAGTAATTATTAAAATGTTGAAAAAAAATATTTTAAAGAAATTTACAAACGTATTTAATGAGTTATTATATATTTCATATGTATGTCAATATATTCCATATATAAAATCTCTCAAAATAACCAAAATTCTTTTAGATAATGAACAAATTTTATTAAATCAAATGGATTTTATAAGAGAAGTTGAAGCAATCGAAATCTTTACTAAAAAATATAAAAATAATAAAGAATACGTGTTTCCAAAAGTTTATAGACATATAACTGAAAAATACAACAACCTATTAGTAATGGAAAATATTAGTGGACTTAAATTTCAAGACATAGAAAACATGAGTGAAACTATTAAAGAAGAATTTGCATATTTAATTAACAAATTTGGTATGTTAGGAATTTTATATCATTCAGTTGTTCATTGTGACTTGCATAGTGGGAATGTGTTCTTTTATATAAACGATGAACCTAGTTCGACAAATAATGACGTCCCAAAATATAAATTAGGTATAATAGATTTTGGTATATGTTGTTTTCCTAATAAAGAAAATCAAAATGCTTATTATATTTTTTTAAATGATATACTTCAGCATCAAAATTATACTAATGTAGAAAAGTTACTATATGCTATTACAGACAATAAAGAAGCATTAAATAATTTAAATCCTAGTAAAAAACAGGAATTTATAAATGAAAATATTAAATATTTTAAAATAAATACTACAACTGAAATATCTATCAAAATAATAACAGATTTAAGTAAAGTATTTTATAAATATAATTTGAATTTAACAGAAGAATTTAATAAATTTATTATAAGCGTACCTACAGCTAATACTTTTGCAAAACAATTATCTAAAAATTTATATGTAACTCGCTCAAGAGTAATAACTAATTTGAATAAATTAAGCGAGTTACTAGAGATATAGAATTTTGGCATTTCGTATTATGGGGGGTCTAGGACGCATTATAAAACATAATATTCTTGCAAATCTCTCTTATGCTAATACTATTAATATTTTTTATTAATTTAAAATATTAATATATAATTCTATAAACTACTAATGTGTAAATTTTGAGAAAATAAATTTCGCAATTTTTTTGGAAAATGGACATTTATAAATGTCCTATTTTTAGATAATTAAAGCTTTTATAAAAAAATGATAAATTTGCAAATAATTTTATAGTTTAAATCATAAAGAGTTGAATAGTAAGTATTTAACAATCAAAAACACCTTACCATAAATTTTTTCACAAATTTTTCGCAAATTCTGGCTAATTTTTTGTTGACATTTGTTGACAAAATTTATCCGCAATAATCCGCAAAAAATACTTACAATATTGCCTTATGATATATGATGAGACAAATACCAATAAATACTTTAAAATACAATATATTTTAAAGTATTTGACATTTATTTACTAGAAATCCGCAAAAATCCGAATATTTAAAGTAAAATATTTAAATACAATATCTATTTAAATATTAATAGTGCTAATGTTTACAAAAAAATCCGCAAAAATCCGCAAAGAATTCATATGTATATGTTGTGACTATAATACGTGCGATAAGAAAGATTACACGAAACATATTAATACAGCAAAACATAAAAACAATATAAATGTTGACATAGTGTTGACAAATATAGAAGAAAAATCCGCAAATCTAAATGAAATATTATGTAGTTGCGGGAAAAAATATAAGAGCAGACAAGGGTTATATGCTCATAAGAAAAAATGTGCTTATATGGAAAATGGAAAAATAATTGATAATTCAAATAATTCAAATAGTGCAAATAGTGCAAATAGTGCAAATAGTGTAAATAATTCCAATAATCAACTAACTTTGACAAATGATTTAATTATTAAACTACTTAATGATAATAAAGAAATGAGAGAAATTATAATTAAGCAACAAGATCAAATAAGCGAATTATTACCCAAAATAGGCAATAATTTTATAACAAACAATAACAATAATAATAAATTTAATATTCAAGTATTTTTAAATGAACGTTGTAAAGATGCTATAAACATGAGCGATTTTATTAAATCAATACAAGTTAGTTTACAACAATTGGATTATACAAAGCAAAATGGAATAGTTAATGGACTAAGTAATGTAATAATTGAAAATATGAATAAATTAGGTTTATATCAACGCCCTATTCACTGCACAGATATAAAACGCGAATCATTATATATTAAAGATGATGATAATTGGGAAAAAGATGTAAATAAAGAGAAGATTAGAAAGGCAATAAAAGATGTATCAACAAAACAATTTTGTGCATTAAGCAAATGGACTAAAGAAAATCCAGATTTTCAAAATAATGAATCTAAACAAAATTATTATACACATACATTAGTAGCAATAGCAAATAACAAAGAACATAACGAAGAAAAAATAATAAAAAAATTATGCAATAATAGTTATATAAAAGAAGATTAATCACAAGTAACAGCTACTATTTTAATTTCTTTATTTTCTTTATTTTCTTTATTTTCTTTATTTTCTTTAATAGTACTAGTGCATATATTTTTACTTTTATAACGCTCAATAATATATGAATGAATTTTATAATAACTTACAAAAGAAATAGAAAACATTGTAACACAACTATTAAACATCATTAAACCATTGCGATCTTCAATACTATATAATACCCAACAAAAACTATGAAGATTACCCAAAAATAAATAATACGAATCAAAATCTTTAACTGATTTTGTGCGATAAGTTTTTATTATTTGAGGTACATGATAAATAACATTAATAACGTTACAAGCAATAAGAATTCCGCTTTTATATGTATTATTATTCATTAATCATCTAATTAAAATTTAAAAATAACTTTAAATAAGTTATATATATATAAAAAAAAATTGATAATATACATCAATAATATAAATACTTAGCACTAATACTATATAAATGGCTCAAACGCAAATACAAGCACAAGAACCAAAAATATTCGTATTAGTAGATACAAGTTATTGGATATTTTATAGATATTTTGCTATTGTTCAATGGTGGGGACACTCTAATCCCGAATCACCTTTAAATAATCCATACGAAAATGAAGAGTTTGTAGAAAAGTTTATGAAAACATTTAGTGAATCGCTAACTACTTTTAAAAAGAAGCAAAAAATACATAAGAAAAAATCTACAATTATAGCGGTGCGTGATTGTCCTCGCAAATCTATTTGGAGAAATGCTTTATTTTCAGATTATAAAGGAACACGAGACAAAGGCGAAGAATTTAACGGAGGACCATTTTTCAAACACATTTATCAAGATAGCAACAAACTTTTATATGAGGCCGGTGCAAATAGTGTATTACAATTTCCTAATTTAGAAGCAGATGATATTATTGCTATTACTAAAAATCATATTCGCAATAAATATACAGATGCTAAAATATATATTATTGCCAATGATCACGATTATTTACAACTTTTAGATGAACATACTGAAATTGTAAATTTTCAAAACAAATTTTTAAAAGAAGCTAAGAAAGTGTTTAGTGAACCGCAAAAAAATTTGTTTTATAAAATTGTGCTAGGAGATAAATCAGATAATATTATGCCAATTTTTAAGAAATGTGGTCCCAAAACGTGTGAGAAATATTACGAAAATAACGAATTGTTTTTAGAAGCATTAAAAAAGGAAAATGCTTATGAAAAATATGAATTAAATAAAAAATTAGTAGATTTTACAGAATTACCAATCGAACTAGTAAATGGTTTTATTAAAGAAAACTCTGAATTATTAGACAAATTATAATAATAATAATAACAATAATAATAATAATTATTATATAAATACAATAATGATTATTATATAAAAATTCAATAAATGAGTTTAGAAGAACTAGTTGATAATGATAGAACAGACAAAAATACTATACATTCATATTTACCTCTTTATCAAAAATTATTAATAAAAAAAAAAGAAACTGCTAAAAATGTATTAGAAATAGGTATATATAAGGGTGGAAGTATAAAATTATGGAACAATTTTTTTATTAATGCTAATGTTTATGGATTAGATATTATGATTTATAATCATGTATGGAATACTTTTAAAAATGAAGATAGAATTAAATTATATACCTCAAATGATGCTTATAATAATGAATTTTTTAATAATAATTTTTTAAATAAAAATATTAAGTTTGATTTTATGTTAGATGATGGACCACATACTTTAGAAAGTATGATACAATTTATAAAACTTTATTCACAAATAATGACAGATGATGGTATATTAATAATTGAAGATATTCAATCTTGGGATTGGATTGATATTCTTAAAAATAGTGTTCCGGAAAATTTAAAAGAATTTATTAAAGCTTATGATTTAAGACCTAATAAAGGACGTTATGATGATATTGTCTTTACAATTGATAAACTCAATATATAAAAACTTTTATTATATATTTAATAAAACAATGGATGGTGCTAACTCTGTTAATTACATTTTACAAAATAACATAGAAGGCGCTTTTGTTGAATGTGGTGTTTGCGAAGGTGATATTCAAGAGATATGGATAAATACATTAGAGAAAAATAATTATGCTATTCGTGACATATATTTATATGATACATTTGCTGGTCTAGTAGAACCAGGAGAATATGATTACACCTGTAAAGGTATTAAAACATATAATTGGAAAAATTGGAGTAGAGACGAAGCGCATAAGTATTGGAGAGAAAATATAATTAATGATAAAGTAAATAACTGGTGTTATGCGCTGTTAGAAAAAGTTAAACAAAGATTAAATATGACTGGTTACCCTGAAAATAATTTACATTATGTAGTGGGTGATGTTATGGAAACATTGAAAGATAAAACAACAATTCCTGAAAAAATAGCAATATTAAGACTAGATACTGATTGGTATGAATCAAGTAAATATGAACTGGAGCAAATGTATGATAATGTTGTAACTGGAGGACTTATAATATTTGATGATTATTATTACTGGGATGGACAACGAAGAGCAACAGATGAATTTTTTTTAAGTAGAAATATTATTTACGAGTTTTTAGATGTAGGAAATTGTAAAACAGCAACTATTATAAAGAAATAGACGTTTCAAATATAGCGGTAATAAATATATGTTGTATGCTTTTTTTTTTTATATGTTTAACATTATTATTAATTATATAACTAATAATAATACTAATACTAATGTTAATAAAATATCCTTTATTAATTCCAACATTTGGACATGGTTCAACTAGTTTAATAGTTAGTCCTTATGCAACATTAGCTAGCAATCTTTTTAGTGGATTATGTATATATTATTGCTCATATATTCAACGAAAAATGTTATTAATTATTTTTTCTATTTATCATATTGCCGATGACTTTAAGATTGAGAATAACTTTTATAAATATTCTTTTAGTTCACTATTTCACTTAACATGGCTAAAACAACCATTTATTAGTAAATGTTATTTGACACTAGTCCATACTCCTAGACATTATTTAACTATTTATAAAAAAAAATGGAGAGTGACACAACAATTCTTTATAGGTATTGGAACAAGTTTATTGGCAATTCCATTTTTAAATGCTAATTTGGATAGCCAATTAAATAATAACTTAGGTGAATTATGGTATGTTGCTCCAATAATTGCACATATAATAGTTCATAGTTATTATAATAAAATTATTAACTAAATTACTTTAGTTTTTAGTTTTTAGTATTAAGCAATTTAATACTTTTTGTTACTCCAAGCATGTTTATTTTCAATATAAATAAAATTGTATCATTTCTTACATCATAATATGGTGCTTCAATAGAACATCTATATTTGCGAATAATATTTAAAAGATACTCATCTAACTCATAGTTCATGTTTAAACATATATTGCTTTTATTTTTATCATTTTTATCATTATCATCATTTTCATCATTATAAATATAACCATTACAATTTATTAGACCATACAATCTAACTTGTGAAGTATTTTTCTTTAACCGTTCAAATTCTATAATTTGCTTACCTAATAGTGGAAAACTAATTGACCCACTATAAACATTATTTAATGGAGGTAAACTATAACTTAATGCTAATAATAAGATGTTATACATAATAAAATTAGTAATATTATTATGTTAGCAAATTTGTATTTAAATATTTTTAATATTTATTAAAAGGTTATTAAATTTGATTAATTTATAAATCTCTCTATTTACATTCTAGATAGTATAAAAAAAATTGAATTATTATTTTATAATATTAATTACATTTATAATAAATATACCATTACTTCTTTAAAAATGAATCTGAAAATATTGTTTAGTTGTAAGTCATTTAGATGTTTCACTTATAATAAAGAAATTATTAGTGTTAAAAGCATTAATGCTTTCAATATATCTTCAAGGTGTAATAATGATAAAAGTAATAAAACACGCGAACATATTATTGGCGCATTAATAAATAATAAAGTTCCAGAAAAATATTTTATTTTGGGAAAATGGCTAACAATAAGAAATAATGTTTTTGCATATATTAATAGTTTAAGTAATAAACCTTATAATAAAATTGAATGTATTAACAAGGCTGGGCGCGGAAATAATTATGATTTATTAATTAAACTATATTATACTCAAGACACTTGGCAAGAATATAAAGTAGAATTTAAATTTAATGTTTCATCACTAGCTGAAGCACCACAATTTGTTTCACCTATGAAACCTAGTCAATATTTAAGTAATAGTTATGAAGAATTTTATTATACTAACTATCTTACTAAATTAGCAAAATCAGCAAATTTAACTATGCCTTCAAAGGAAGAATACTTAAAACAAATACATAGCAATAAACCAAAATGTATGAAACAATATCAAGAACTATATTATAAAGGTTGTAGTAAAAGCAGTAAATTTACAGGTGAGCAGCAACATATTAGTTTTTATAATTATGCTAAAGAATTGTCTAATATAAGCATAACCGAATTTATTAATAACACCGAATTAAATAGTACTATGCTTACAAATTATTTACTAACTTCACAAGCAAACAAAATTTATATGCTTTATACAAATAATTCATTTATTAAGCAAGTTATTAATAGCGATGATTATACGCTAATTGACATAATCAAGCAACCAAATAAATTCAAATATGAATGTATTAGCAAAAGTGGAAAAAAAATTAATGTATTATTACGATGGAAGAACGGAAATGGTATAGCATTTCCAGCATTTCAAATATCTTAATCTTGATAAATAGGAAGTATTTTGCTTAATTCTGTGCTATTAATAGCATTATTTCCAAAATAAATTGCTACAAACTCTAATGTATTACTATCCTCTAAAGAAGTAATTATTTTTTTATATAAATTTAATAACTCTTCCCGAGGCAAATCTTTAATATATTCAATAGTTATTAAATGATTTTCTACTAAGTATTCATGATTTTCATTAATTAAACAATAGTTAAATTTATAACTGCCCACACCATAACCTCTATTTACAACAATCATTGGACCAATAATGCCTTTCTTAGTTATATAGTTTTTTTTTTCAGTATTATTAGAACTTTGAAGACTTAGACCATTATTTTCTATAGATGAACTATATATTAATCGTGTTTTTGAAACATCATTAGTTAATAAATCTTTACATTGATTCCATACAACAGAACCAATACCAACTTTAAACCCCAAACCTTCTAATGATGTTGAATTTAAAAGCAAAGTTTTCAATTTAGCACAATTAATTTTAGTGGCAAATATAGTATAATTAGAACGTTCTAAAATAAACTCTTCATTATTAATAACATTTGAACTCGTTTTTTTTATAATCAATAATATTGTTGCTTGTTGAGTTTCAATATATTTTGAATTTACACATTCAACAATATTTAAAATTTGAAAGTGTGCATTAATATATTTTCTTGTTTTATCATAATATAAACAATTTAAAAAGTTTTTTGGCAATACAAAACTAATTATTCCATTTTCGTTTATTAATGTTATAGATTTAATAATAAATAATATAAAAATATTTGGTCGCCCTTCAAAATACTTGTGATAACTTTTAGCAACATCTTCTTTTTTCATTACAAAATATGGTGGATTGCCAATAATTAAATCGTAAGTTTCACTACTATCATATTTTAAATAATCACTATTATATAATTTTACATTAGCAGAACCTAAATCTTTAATAGATTCGTAAATCGTGCTATTTAATTCAATACCTGTAATTTTTAAATCCTTATAATTATTTAATAACGCATTAATATATTCACAAGAACCACAAGATGGTTCTAAAACATTTGAAATAATATTCATATATGGTTCAAGTAGTTTAATGTTCTCTGTTATAACAGAAGGTGGTGTAAAGTATATGCCACCATTTTTTTTTATAGTTTTGGATAATTTGCTTGTTAGTTCTTTTGATAGAGAATTATACTCCATATTATTAATTATAAATAGTTATTTTTATAATAAAAAAATTTTATATCAATTTTATAAAATATTTTTAATTATTAATATTTATAATTAAAAACTGATAAACATTAATAATTAATAGGCAAATCACAAGTTATAAAAGTAGCCTCTCCTTGAGCATTCCATGAAACAACCAGCACAATAACTTCTACACCTTTTTTAATTGCTTCATTAAATGCTTCTTTATAAATTGGGTCTAATAGTGAAGTTTGAAAACTAGTAACATCTGTTCGTTGAACAACAAAACAAATAATAGGTCTAATAATTTTTGAATAAGTAATTTCTGCTAATTCGTTAATATGTTTTAATGCGCGTTCACTTACAACTGCGCCTTTTTTTTTCCTGTAGCCATCTGGAAAATATGAGATTTTTTCATTAATAGGAATATTAGTAAACTCCCCTTGTTTAATCATTTTTTTGCGATCAGTTGAAGACACATCAGCATAATCAGCAAGTGGAACATTTTTAACTTCTAACACAAAATATTTACCATGCTCATCTATTCCAGCAAAATCAAAACGCGAATTAAGCAATTTAACTTCTCGCCTATAAGTTTTAATATTTATCAATGTTTTCAAATAATTTTTTGTTAGTGCATTTTCTACCAAAGTCTCGGCTAATTTTGGGTCAACTCCAATTAATTGCTTGTTAATAAATAATTGACTATTAATAATTTTTTCTTCACAAAAATTAGCCAAATAAATTTTATAAGAGCAAACTTTAGATTTAGTTTGACTACAATTAGACTTTATAGGGGATGCATATACATAAGATTCTTTTTCGGATAATCCACAACAACCCATAGAAGCACAATGTGCTTGAACAATTGAACCATCATCTAGTTCTATATCAGCAACATAAGGAGTTTTACATAATTTAGATGGTCGTGACACAATTTTCACCAAAACCAAATCATTTAACTTATGAAGCATTTTTACACAAGTTTAAGTATTATATAACAAATATTAAAAATTGATAATAATAATTATTAATATCAATTTTTTTTTACAAATAATGAAGTAAATAATAATTTTATATAAAGCACATTGAAAAAATTTATGAAGACCCTGGCATTTTCATCCAATCGGGCATTCCTGTAGGCATTTCTGGCATTCCTGTAGGCACAGCAGGCATAGCAGGCATAGCAGGCATAGCAGGCATAGCAGGCACAGCAGGCATACCAACATTAGGTCCTTTATTACTATACAATTTATCATAATTTTTACTAAAAACACCTCCGAGTGACTTCATCACACGTTCAAGTGTTAATGTTGGACCAGTGAAAAACCCACCCCCTGGAGCACCTGCGCCGAGTAAACTTTTAACTCCTTTATCATCTACTAGTATTGTAATACAAGGAACATATGGTGCCGTTTTTGCTTCATCCCAATCTTTAAATTGAGGATTTTTTTCTGGTTCAAAATATTTAACCATTTCGGAAATCTTACGTTGTCCAAAATTAATATTGGGAAAACCTTTATATGTATTAATTAATCCTAACCAATAAGTATTAACAAAAATATTACTAGTTGAACCATAGGCATCGGTCCAAAGCATTACATCTATTGTTGGACCAAGAGGTGTTAAATTTTCTAATGAATATTCATTATATGAAGAAAATAATGCTATACTTAATATAATTAATATTGCTAAAAGTGCTAATGGTTTTGAATAATTTTTAAAAAAATTAGTATTTTTCATACTTTTAAAAAAATCAGATTTAACCATCATATAAATAATACTATATAATTATTTATTAATAATTATTTAATATTAATTAATATTAATTAATATGTTTTTGCGTATGATTCTTCTAAATAGTGTTAATACTATTTACATTATTAACATAATTCATATAACATTTATCAAACTCTTCACTGGTAATATGTTTTTGCCTTCTTAAAATATAATTTTTATCATAAATATAACTATTTTCACTACCAGATTCAATAGATGTATCTAAAATATATTTTATACAAAATTGTGGTGTTAATATTTGGGTGCTAAGCACTACTTTCAAATTTAAATTATTAATGTTTTTTATTAATACATATATGCTATATTTTTCATTACATAAATCAGAATCTGTTATGTTTTCTTTATAATAAGCATTCATTTTATTTATATATACTTTATAATGCAAAATATAAATATTTTCAATTTTAATTATAGTAATAATATATATAATATATGATTACATCACAAAAATCACAAAAATCACAAAAATCACAAAAATCACAAAAATCACTAAACCCACAAAAAACAATAAAATTTTGGCAATTTGGATGTTGGAATAACTTGAATACAAAGAAGAATAAACCCATAGGATGTTTAAATGATGTAATAAAATTAATAAATGATAAATCAAATCCAGAAGAAAACAAACCTGAATTTTTAATTGTATCAGGAGATAATTATTATCCTGATAAAATTAAACCGGAAGGCAAAATGGACCCAACAATAAAAAATAAAATTATATATTCAGAAAAATTACAGAGAGGAATAGCTTCTTTACCTGATAATATAAAAATTAATATGATACTAGGAAATCATGATTTAGAAACTAACTCTGAAGATAATTTATATATTGATAGTTTAAGTTTAGAAACTAAAGAAAAGAACGATTGTAAAATAATACAGTTAGAATTGGAAGCACTTAAAACAAAAGAAAACGTTGACTATTTTTTCTTTAAATCTCAATTATTAAATAATGAAACATTATTATTAATGATAGATACAAGTATATATGATGTAGATGCTGCTATATATTTGCCTTGCTATAATAAATTTTTTAAAGATAATGTTTTTTATAAAGACAAAGAACTAAATTTTGACTCTTTAACAAATTTAAGAAGTTTTCAATTAAATAAAATTATGAAAGCAATAAAAGAAAACATACATATAAAATATTTAATAATTGTTGGTCATCATCCTATTTATCAACTAAAAAATAAAACAGTAGAAGAAGTACAAACTGTAAAATATACAAGCGAAATCCATATAAACTTTACACCAGTTTTGAAAAGTATTTATAAGATTTTGCAAGATAAAACTAAATATTATTATTTGTGTTCTGATTTACATTTATACCAAAAAGGGACAATTGTAGTAACCAGTGAAGAACCAGAAAGTACTATGACAATTCAACAATATATTGTTGGAACGGGTGGAACTAAATTAGATGATGCATTACCAATACCAATCGATACAGAAAAACTATATAAAAGTGCTAATGTAAATTATACTTTAGAAGAAGAACGCAAAGAATGCGGTTTTTTAGAATGTGTTATTAGCATTAGCAGTGAACCTATTTTTCAATTTATAGCTATACCATCATTAGTGGGAGGAAAAAAATATAAAAGTAAAACTAAAACAAAAAAGTTTAAATCAAAAACAAAAAAGTTTAAATCAAAAGCAAAAAAATATAAAACTAAAACAAAGAAGCTTAAATCTAAAGCAAAAAAATATAAAACTAAAACTAAAACACTATAAAATTAAAACACTATAAAATTAAAACACTATAAAATTAAAACACTATAAAATTAAAACACTATAAAATTAAAACACTATAAAATTAAAACACTATAAAAACTTTAAAACTAATTATTAAATATAAAATCTTTAATAATTATTAACAAATAAAATTTACTTAAATATATTGACTAATCATTGCATTTAAATTTGCAAGTGTTCTGTCTCCTTCTAATTCTTTCAATTTATTATTATTTTCATCTAATAATAGTATTGTAGGAAAACCAGAAATGCCATAGTTACCCATCATTTCTCCAGCATCTGCACTTTCTATTTTATGAGTAGTTAATGGACAATTTTGAGTAAACTCATTCCAAGTAGGAGAAAATGAATCACAATGTGGACAACCATTCATATAAAAATATACTACTTTTTTTTTTCCATCATTTTCAAAATTTTCAACATTCATATTTGTTAATACATACTTATTAAAATAGTAAAATATTATCAATAAAGCAACTATAAATAATATAGAGTCAAGTGGTTTTTTAAATGACAATCTTTTCTTAAAAGTGTTTAAAATATTCATCCTTGATTATATATTATAACAATATTATAATAATTATAATTGGTAAATATTATTATTGGTAAATATTATTATTGGTAAATATTATATTATCTCTATTTTTATTATGATTATATTTTTTTGTTAATTTTCCACCTTTTTTAAGCGGTATATTTTGTTGTGGAGCAACTTGATTAATTTTATTTTCTGGCATCACAGTAGGTTTTTGTTTACGTGTAATATTTGCAAGTTTATTATACAAATAATTTTCAGGTAAGTTAAATGTTTTATATAATGAATTTGTAAAAGCTTCATCTAATTTTTGTGCTCTAGATAAACATTTTTCGGCTACTATTTTACGTACAAAAGTAGGTTTCATACCAGTTTTATCAAAATAACATCTAAAAACAACATTTATTTTGTATATTTTATTATTATTCAAACGCGCATCAGATGATTTTATTTCTTTAAAAAGTCTTCGCGATTTAGTAATATCTCCTGATGTTGACAGTTCTTCATCTGATACAGACGACTCTGTAAATAAATTTGAAATTATTTCATATTTTTCATTTTTTTCTATTATATCACCCTTTGTAATACTATAATAAGTTGATGTTTGATTAAAATATTGAATATATGTGTCTGCAATATAATATTTTTTAAATTCTTTATTATTATAAAATTTGAATAATTTATGTAATAAATATTTTATATTTAACTCGATTATCTTTATCTCGTCTTGTGGTTTTATAGTTTTGCCTTGTTTTGCTTTAATAAAATTATTTAATAATTTTAATGCTTTTGTATTTAAAAAAAGTTCTTCTTTGTTTTTTATATAATTTTTTTTTAGTGAAACTTTAACAATTTCATCTATATTTTTAATATTATCTATGTATTTAAATTTATTATGAATATATATTTTATCATAGCTAGAATAATTATTATTTATATCTTTAGGTTTTAGTATATAAGATTGTGGTAAAAAATTTTGCCTAACATTTTCTAAATCATCTATTAAATAATTTATTTGCAATGTAGGATTTTCAATAATTAATTTTAACGTAGCTTTTACATAAATTATAACTTTCTTTTTTTCAATTATAAAATTAGTAACATTGTCTTTTAAATCAAGTAAACTAACTTGACTAATATAATATTTTTTTTGTTCTTTATTTTTTTTTATTTTATAATTAGTTACATTGATAATAGTATTATCAAGCAAATAAATATTTTTAATTATATAATAAACATTATAAAACATTAAAATTGTATCTTTATCTGGATCACTTAAACTTGCTATATTTTCTTTATCAGGAAACACATATTTAAAATATTTATTATAAATCTCTTCTTTTGTTCTATTATCATTTAAACTAGATCTTCGTGACCCAAATAGAGAGTCATCATTATTACTATAATCATCTATAACTTTAATAATATTAGTAATTGTATCTGTATTCAAAAAATATTCATATTTAGATTTATTACTTAAAGTACTATTTGGAATATCATAAAACAATTGAAGCGCTAATTTTAGTGTATTATTTTGTGCATTATCATATATATTTTTTATAATTGTATGAAAACCAGGACTAATAGTTAAATCATTATCTATAAAATTAGTATTGGCAAATAACTCTTCTAATGAACGTGTATCCTTAATATCTTTAATAATAGTCTCACTAGCCGCATTTGGTTTTCTTCTATTGTCATCAATAATTAGTCTTATAAGTGTATCTTTAAAAGTAGTATTTAATGACTCTTTATATTTTAAACTTATTGTGGAATTTGAATTAAATTTGGTGAAATTATTTTTAAATTCTTCTTTTTGAACTGGCTTAGTCCTAGCAAAACTAGGAAATTTAGGACTTGTAACCTTTCTAATTGTCTCCATTACATTTGTATCAATGTAAAAAGAACTATTTATCATATATAGTGGGTTACCCGCATCATTAGCATCATTAGCATTATACTTATTTTTAAATAAATTGTAGTGTTCCTCATTAGAAAACTCCTTTAATAATATATCTTTCATATTATTTATAATATAATAACTGTTATTCATATTATCACTATTATTAGCATCATCATCTTTAGCATCATCATCTTTAATATCTTTAGCATTATATAAAATATTTATTTGAATTGTATAATTATTTGTTATAAATTGAGGTTCATATTCACTACTCATAATTATATGGTATATTATACTATATAATTAAAATATTATTACAATAAATAACTAATAATTCGCATTATTAAAAGATTCTATTGTTTTTATTTTATTATAATTATCTATTTGACCACGTGCTTTTTTTAATATATCATATGCTTTATTTATTTCATTTTCTGAAATAACATTATCATGATTTGTATCTATTATTTCGGCTAATTTTTTATATTTTTCTGGCAAGATGCAATATTTAGATTTTTCATTAAAAATAAAATTGGCTAATATAATAAAAATACATGTTATAATAAATGATAGTATTAAATCTTTTGTAGCAACAAAAGCAATAGTAAAAATTAATACTTCACGAGCAATATTTTTTATTATCATTTCTTGTCCTTTTGTTAATTTTAATTCAATATAACGAGAACCTATATTCATAAAAATCATAAATATACCAAGTAATAATTTATTGGTCCCCAAATCTTTCATAAAAATATCAAATTTGTATTTTTTTAAAAATTTGTTATAATTTTTAAATAAATCATACATATTTGTAATGTAATTATTATATTATAAATATAATTTAAT